TTACAGGAATATTATCATCTTTACTTGCAAAGAAAATATCAAGTGATGTTACAAATACACCACCTACATCATCTATTAAGAATGTTTGTGCTAATGGATCAACCCAACCGATTGTTCTTTCACCTGAACGTGTAGATGTTCTTGTAATTGATCTATTTTCAGTTGTACTTTCTCTAACAAGTTGTGGTTCTCTTGTTGAGATAATTGTATTTTGTACAGTTTCTAAAATACCTCTAGCAACATAATCTGCCTCTGCTGAAGTTTCTACGTCTGTTCTTGCGTCTGTTTGTGAACTAGTTAATCTGAATACTCTTGTACCTGTTCTCCATCTAGGATTAGAGTCTACAGTTGGATCAGGTATCGTAAATGTTCCTGATACAGCACCATTAGCATCTGTTTCTAAATTTGCACCTGAATCTGGTGTAATGTAAGATGAAATATCTATGTTATCAAAGAAAGCGTAAACTCTAGTATTTGGTTTCATTCTTGTTGCTTCAAATGTAATTGTTCTACTTCTTACAAATGGAACAAAGGCAACGTTTACTATTCTGTCACCAATTGAATTTCTTACTACTTGTGGTACTATTCTTTGTCTAATACCTGTTCTTGTTTGTGATACGTTTTGTTCAGTTGTAACTTCGGTTCTTGTAAAAATTCTACGACCTTGCATTAATTTAGGTCCTACATCTCTACTTGCAACATCTCTTGGAGCACCTGTCCAGAAGTCTTGCCAATCATTCCATACAGTACCAATTTCAAATCCGTTTAACGCCTCATTACCTAAATTTGAAGCAAGTGTATCAAATCCACCAATGTTATTAATTACTAACTCTGGTGCTCTTTCTGTTTCTTTCCATTCATCTGTAGGAGGTGTTAATTTAACTGAACCTGACCAAGTAAATACATCAAAAGGATTGACGTTTAAAGTTTTACTTGCAAAAGGTTGATCTATTAAAGTTGATTCTGTGTATGGTAAAGTTAATAGATCACCTGTTTTTTGATAATTTGCAAGTGTTCTATCATTAGCAACTATGGCAGTACCATCATCATCTCTTTCAATAAGTTTTACAGCATCCTCGTTGAATGTAGGTCTTAATTCGCCTTTTGCCATATCCATAGCAATTGCATAATCAATATTACCTACAGCACCGACATTGTGTCCTGTAAAGTTATCTACAATAAATCCGTTTTTAAATCTATCAAAACCATCTGCGTCTTGTATTTGTAAATTTTGTGCTGCTGTTTCTAATAGAGATAATTGAGTATAGTATTCTAAATTTTCAATTCTACTTTCTAATTTACCAATATCTCTCATTGTGTAACGTTTGTTATCAACTTTTTTAATTGTAATATCTTCAGTTGATAATGTGTAAGCAGGAATCTCTAATGTGTAAAGGTGCATTGCACCATCTAAAGTTTTAGGTACTTGTGGGTTTAATGAACTTGCACCTTCAACAACTTTAAAGTTACCTTCTTTATCTAAAAAGATTTTATCTATTCTAGGTAAGTAATATTCAAAGTCTGTTGTAACTGTAGTACCAAATTTAACAACATCAACTGAAACAGCATTGTTTGCTGTGTCGTAATCTCTATCTTGTCCACCAGAATTAACTGTTGAGTCATAAGCAACTTGTGGTCTAAAGTCTAAACAATCTCTTAATTCATAAGTTTGACCTGTAGTATCTGAAGTATAACTTGGAATGTTTTCATAATCAATTACTCCTGAATATGAGTCTACGTCAAAGTAATCGCCAGAACCGTGTTCAAAGAAATCAAATGTAATTCTTAAAGTACCAGTCGGTTCTATTTGACCTGGTTTTAATTTAATTCTACCTACATCATAATAGTTATCTCTTTGACCATTGTCTAATTCGTATCTACTTGTTACATCAATTGCACCAGAGGCACTATAAGCACCAAAAGCAGTTGCCATAGAAACTGATTTTAATTGATAGATGTCTGTTCTACCGATATTAATACCACCTTGTTTAGTAGCATCAGCAAGTGAAGTAACATCTTTTGTTTGATCTTCTCTTAATGTTTTTGTTTTTGAACCAGCAGATGATCTGTTTACAGTTGCAAGTATTTTAATTTTAGAGTTTGCATAATTAGCACCAAAATCAAATACAACTGTACCTGCACCTGATGGTTGAGAAAAGATTGGATTGCCTTCGTGGTTATTACCCACAGCAGTTAATATATCTCCTGTTTCACCAGCAGTTGAACTACCACCTTTTTCATCAACTGATATTACAAAGTCTGCGTCTGAAGCTGATGTTGGGAATGTTTCGTTTGTTCCAGCAGTAATCTGACCAGAACCACCTGATAGTGTAACAATAAATTGTCTTCTAACTGAAAAACTTGTATCTGTTAAGTTTGAGTTAGTAGCAGTTTTTAATGTCTTAATGTTTCTATATGGTAATTGAAATATAGAAATGTTTTTATTTGAATCTTGTAATTTTGCACGTCTTCTTTGTGCAATTGTTTTTGTAGAAGCAGCAGCAGTTACAGATGTTAAAGTTAAACTAGTATCAGATATAATTGCCTCTACTAATTTAGTTTCTGTATTACCACTATCGTTTGTAAATGAAATTGAATCATTTACTTTTAATTCTGTTGTAAATTTAGTATTAATACCAACAACACTAGCAGAACCTGATCCAATATCTAATGAACCAGTTAGTGTTACGTTTTCAGCGTTTGCACTATCTAATGTAGTATCAGCAGTAAATGGTGCTGTACCTGCCATATAAATTTGTTTAGTAGCAGAGAAGTCGAATGTTCTAACTCCATTAAATCCTACAGCGTCTGATTGAATAGTAGCAGTATTACTTGAAACACCACCTGTGATAATTTCACCTGGTACAAAAGTACCATTAACACTTGATACAATAACAACACCGTGAGCGGCAGTTGCTGAAGTAAATCCTGTTACATTAATAGCAGTTGTACCGTCTGTACTGTATAATTCAAAAGTAGTTGCGTCTGGATTTCTTACAGTATAAACGTTTGAAGTTTCAGCAGTTGAATCTACTTCATAAGTACCTGCTAATGTAATTTGTTGACCTTCTTGGAAGTTATGACCACCAGAAATAGTAACAACACCTGGACTTGCACTTGAAATAGAATTAACGGTTTGTGATTCTGTTGTTGATATTGATTCAACAGTTGCTTTTGCACCTGAAGTTGAACCAGTAATTTCTTCACCTGTTGTAAAACTTTGAGCAGTTGTTATGTTCAAATGTGTGAACATATTAATATCAAACAAGTAATGTTTGTAAATTGAACTTGTTAATGAAGCACTTGAATATATGTTTGCGACTGCCGTACCTGATTTGTATTCAAACCCTTTTGATTTTGCACGACCAATTGTATTGATACCTGAATCTGTTCCTGTGTTACCTGTACTACGTGAACTTGTTGCAGTATCAAATAAATCTACTTTTTTAAATGCGTCTGTTTCACCTGATACAGGACCAACGTCTGGTGTACCGTAAATGTTTGTTACATTAACATAGTTACCTACATCAAAGTTTGTTTGAAAAGCATTTTGTGTATTAAAATCTCTTGCCTTGTTTACATCTACAAAAGTTGTACCAATAGTTTCAATTTCATATCCTCTAACATATGCCTTACCTGGAGATAGACCAGCAGCAATTTTACTTTCTAATCCACCATTAGCAGATGTGTAGATACCTCTATTGTTACCAGAAATTAAATGTTCTCTTAAATCTAAATCAAAATCTCTAACAGCATAATCACCTGATTCGTCAAATGTTCTTCTAGCAAATGTATCTTCTAATACAGCGTATTCTGTTGTTCTAACTTGATTTTGTAAAATACCGTTTGATAATCTTAATAATTCTACAAAGTTTGCGTCTTCGGTACTTGAAATTGTCTTTTTAGTTAAAGTTAAATCTATTTTAAATCTGTGAGCACCTGGAGCGTTTGTATTTGAAACACCTTGTGCATTATCATTTAAAGAATTATCTTGGTTAGGCGTAACAAAAGATTCAGTTACTAATAAACCAACTCTATAACTTGGTGTGTTTGTGTATTTGTCAAGTATGATAGTTTGATTTGCAACTGATACAAAAAATCCATTTATGTAATAATGTCCTGCCTGTACTTGAGCAGCAGAACCTGTAGCAGTTGTATCTACGACTGCTGAAACAGCAGTTGAATCACTATTTGTTCCTGTGATTGTTTCACCGTCTGCAAAAGCAAATTCGTTTTTATTTGTACCACCTGATTTACTATACTTAACATATAAAGTATCAGGATCAGTACCATCTGTTGCAACTCTATTTACAATAGTTGCTGTAATACCTGAAATAGAACCTGTTAAGACTGTTCCGTCTGTAAAATCTGATAAAGTATTTGAACTATTAATACTTGTTAACTTAACAGCATAATAATTTAAGTCAAAACCAATTTCACCAGGAATGACCATTGCACCTTTTTCAAAAAAGTGGTCACCTAGTTTTTCAATCTGATTTTGTAAGATTGTTTGTGATTGTGTTAACTCTCTTGCCTGAACAGCAAACGCTGGTCTGAACAATATTCTATGAAACTTTTTACTTTCGGTAAAGTCATCATAGTATGGCGAGAGGTTAAAGTCAGTTGGACTTGGCATTTATCTCCCTCTTAAAATTCAATGACCAGTTTAATATTTTCCGTCTGATCGGTTGCTCTTTGTATCGGTGTTCTATTTTCAACATATAATACGTCTCCACTATCGTGGTCAATTTCAGGTTCAGAATATCCAGAAGTAAATGATACGTTATTTACTGTACCACTTTCTGATGTGTCAGGTGTTCCAGTTGCACTAGAACCTTGACCTGTAATTACGTTTGCACCAGCAAAAGCAGTTAAGTCTCCATTACTATCAACCCCAGCATCATTGTGTCTAGTTTGAATGTAATATAAAATATTGTTTGTTGAATCCCACTCTACAACTTTACCAACAGCACCTGTGGTTGCCTGATTAATTTCTTCATCAACTGTAAATGTACCTGGTGTTGGTGAAGCAGCAATTTTAATTGCCTTTGTTAATCTTGCAGTATTTGAAGTTACTGCCGAAGCAGATTTTGTAGGATCTCTT